AAAAAGTTTGAAGGTTGTGAGCTAGAGGCTTACAAGTGTCCAGCTGGTGTATGGACTATAGGTTATGGACATACCAAAGATGTCAAAGAAGGTGACAAAATTAACAAAGATGAAGCTAACTATTTACTGCAAGAAGAAATGATTGAGTTTGAAAGTTACATAGATGACATGGTTGAGGTAGAGCTTAACCAAAGTCAATATGACGCTCTTTGTGCATGGGTGTATAACTTAGGACCCTCAAACTTAGGCAGTTCTACGTTGCTCAAGGTCTTGAACGAAGGCAAATACGAAGAAGTGCCACAACAAATCAAACGATGGAACAAAGCAAATGGCGAAGTATTGACTGGTTTGATACGCAGACGTGAAGCTGAAGCTCTACTATTTCAAGGTAAAGAGTGGAGTGAGGTTTAGCATGTCAGACAAATGCACTATACTGACCCTAGACACATTGTGTTTAGGGTTGGGTAGCTACTATGTCACTACCTAGTTACTCAACCTGACTAAGTTATGAGCGACATATCATTAAAAGATTTTGATATTCTTTCTGAACAAGACAAAGCAGAAGCACTAGCTTTACTTAGTCGTTACGAACAATTAGACAAGCAAGATTCTTGTCAAAACGACTTCATGGGTTTTGTAAAACATATGTGGGGTGACACTTTTATAGAAGGCAGACACCACAGAATAATTGCAGATAAATTCAATAGAATTGCACAAGGCAAACTAAAACGTCTAATTGTGTGCTTACCACCAAGACATTCTAAATCTGAATTTGCGTCAACATTTTTTCCAGCATGGATGATGGGTCTAAATGGTGCTTTAAAAATAATACAGTGTACTCACACAGCAGAATTAGCTGTGCGATTTGGTAGAAAGGTAAGAAATCTTATTGATAGTGAAGATTTCAGAGTTATTTTTCCAAATTTAAAACTTCAGGCAGATAACAAATCAGCTGGTAGATGGACAACAAACCAAGATGGTGAATCGTTCTATGCTGGTGTGGGTGGTGCAATTACAGGTCGTGGTGCTGATTTACTTATTATAGATGACCCACACTCTGAGCAAGATGCCTTGTCGCCAAAGTCACTAGAGTCTGCTTATGAATGGTACACATCAGGACCTAGGCAAAGACTACAACCCGGTGGCACTATAGTGATAGTTATGACACGTTGGAGTACCAAAGACTTGGTAGGTAAAGTTTTGAAGAAACAAGGTGATGACAATGCTGACCAATGGGAAGTTGTCGAGTTTCCAGCGATATTACCAGAAAGTGAAAATCCTTTGTGGGGTGAATTTTGGAAGAAAGAAGAATTGTTATCAGTTAAAGCTTCATTGCCAGTATCTAAATGGAACGCACAGTGGATGCAAAACCCAACTTCTGAGGAAGGTTCTATTGTAAAAAGAGAATGGTGGCAACAATGGCAAGGCGAAGACGTGCCTGATTACAGTTATGTCATACAAAGTTACGATACTGCTTTCTCTAAGAAAGAAACAGCTGATTATTCTGCTATCACTACATGGGCTATATTTCAAGATCGTGATGAAGTTGACCAAATAATACTGTTGGATGCCAAAAGGTACAGGGTAGATTTTCCTGAGCTTAAAAGAATAGCTTTTGATGAATACAAGTATTGGGAACCAGATTGTGTGTTGATTGAGGCTAAAGCATCAGGAACGCCATTGACACAAGAGCTAAGACGTATGGGCATACCTGTTACATCTTATTCACCCAGTAGAGGACAAGACAAGATAGCAAGAATGAACAGTGTTGCTCCTATATTTGAATCTGGTATGGTTTGGGCTCCTGATGAAGACTTTGCAGACGAAGTAAGAGAAGAATTAGCATCATTTCCATTTGGCGATAATGATGACTATTGTGATAGTACAACTATGGCTTTGATGAGATTCAGACAAGGTGGTTTTTTGTCTTTGAAAGAAGATTATCAAGATGAAGCAAAGTTTTTATCTAAAAACAGAACAGTGTATTATTAATGAAGATATTTTTAACCACATTTGTGCACGACACAAAAGAATATGAAGGACCTGATATACATGCAGAAACTTGGGAGGAAGCTCAGTTGATTGCAGAATCACAAGGATTGATACTAGAAGGTGAATTGACAGAATTAGTTTCTTTAGGTGACGAGATAAGACCTAGAGTGCTACACTAAAGATTATGGCAGTAGATAAACAATTAGGAACAGAAGACAATCCAGATATTATGGAACAAAGTTCTGCTGTTGTAGTAGAGCAAGAACCAACAAGACAAGAATTAATTACAGACGCAGCTGAAATACTTGTTAGTGAAGATGAAGTGTTGGTAGGCGATGAGTTGCTAGAACAACCCATGCCTCAGATGGATTTCAACTCTAACTTAGTAGAATTTATAGATGAAGATGTTTTACAAAAGATAGCTTCTGATTTAATGAGCTCTATACAAAGTGACAAACAATCCAGAAGTGAGTGGGAAAAAACTTACAAAGAAGGTCTTGAGTATCTTGGCATGAAGTTTGATGAAACTAGGTCACAGCCATTTGAAGGTAGTTCTGGTGTGGTTCATCCTTTATTAGCAGAAGCAGTTACACAGTTCCAAGCCCAGAGTTATAAAGAGATGTTGCCAGCCAAAGGTCCTGTAAAGACAGAAATTGTTGGTGCTAGAACTATAGAAACAGAAAGTCAGGCTGAAAGAGTACAAGCCTTCATGAATTATTACATCATGAATGTAATGAAAGAGTATGACCCTGAGCTAGACATGTTACTGTTCTATTTACCACTGGCTGGTTCTGCATTTAAGAAAGTTTATTTTGATTTTGTTACAAACAAGGCTGTATCTAAGTTTATACCACCAGAAGATTTAATCGTGCCTTACGAAGCCTCTGACATGTCTTCAGCTGAAAGAATTACACATGCTATTAGTATGTCTTTAAATGAAGTCAAGAAACAACAAATAACAGGTTTTTATGCAAATGTAGATATACCTGAGACAGACTATGGCGAAGACGCATCTGACATAGAAGGTGCTATAGATGAAATACAGGGTGTTTCACCAAGCTACAAAGAAGATAGAAATAGAACTATATACGAAATACATACTGTTTTAGACATAGAAGGCTTTGAAGATTTGGATGCAAATGGTGAACCTACAGGTCTTAAACTGCCTTATATCATCACCATAGATGAAAATTCAGAGACTGTTCTAGCTATTAGAAGAAACTACTTAGAACAAGACCCACTCAAGAACAAAATCAATTATTTTGTGCAATATAAGTTTTTACCGGGATTAGGATTCTATGGCTTAGGTCTTTCACATATGATTGGTGGTTTATCTAAAGCTTCTACTTCTATACTAAGACAGCTTATAGATGCTGGTACGTTAGCTAACTTACCAGCTGGATTTAAAGCAAGAGGCATGAGAATCAGAGATGAGGATGAGCCTTTACAACCCGGTGAATTTAGAGACATAGATACGACTGGTGGCTCTCTAAGAGAAAACCTTATACCTTTACCAATAAAAGAACCAAGCAATGTATTAATGCAATTACTTGGTTTATTGGTCGATTCTGGTAAAAGATTCGCAGCTATTGCTGACATGAATGTAGGTGACAGCAACCAAGCTATGCCAGTTGGTACTACTGTAGCTCTTTTAGAAAGAGGTACTAAGGTCATGAGTGCTATCCACAAAAGATTGCACTACGCACAGAAAATAGAGTTTGAACTCTTAGCTAAAGTGTTTGCAGAGTATCTGCCACCATCTTACCCTTTCCAAGCTGGAACAGCTCCTAATGAAATTAAACAACAAGACTTTGATGGTCGTGTTGACATCGTACCTGTATCAGACCCCAACATATTTTCACAAAGTCAGAGAGTTACACTAGCACAAGAATTATTGATGATGGTTCAATCCAATCCTCAAATACATGGACAACAAGGCATGTACGAAGCATACAAAAGAATGTACGCAGCTCTTGGGGTGGACAACGTAGACTCGCTTATACCTCCACCACCTGACATGACACCACAACCAGTTGATGCTGGTTTAGAGAACAGTAATCTTATGTTAGGTATGCCAGCTCAAGCTTTTGAAGGACAGAACCATGAAGCACACTTAGAAACACATAAGAGTTTGTTTTTGACACAAGTGGTTAAAGATAACCCACAGATACAATCAATAATCATAAGTCACTGTATGCAACACTTACAGTTCTTATCATCACAAATAGCCAGTCAGCAGATACCACAAGAAGTGCAAATGCAATTACAACAAGCACAAGCAGATATGCAACAAATGCCAGCAGACCAAGTTATGCAAATGCAACAACAAATACAAATGACTTTAGACCAATACAGTGCACCTATCATGGCACAACTTACATCAGAGTTCTTACAGTCTATAGGACAAGGTGAGAGTAACGACCCATTGGTTGATATAAGAAAGTCAGAGCTCGACCTAAAAGACAAGGAGCTAGACATTGAGCAACAACAGTTTATTCAGAAACAAAATCAAAGAGCACAAGAAAAGATGCAAGAGAACATGTTGCAAGAACAACGCATAAATGTGCAAAAAGATATAGCTGATGATAAACTAAATGTAGCTATAGACAGATTAAAGCAAAATGCTGATTTAAAGCTTATGGAATTAGGAACAAAAACGAGGAATTAATTATGGCGACATCATTTAAACAAAAAGCAGTAGCTGAACTAAGAGCTGCTAAAAAAATTGAAAGAGAACAAGAAGCTAAAGCACAAGCAGAGCACGAACAAAAAGAAGCTGCCAAGCTATTGGCTAATGAGCAAAGAATAGCAGATAAACTGGCACGAATAGCACAACCAGAGCCTGTTGTTGAAGAAGTGGTAAAAGAAAAACCAAAATCAAAGGCAAAACCAAAAGCTAAAACTACAGCAAAAAAAAGAGGCAGACCAGCTAAGGCTAAAAAATAATGGCTGATGATTATGAGTTGCTTGACGCAGTTAAAAAAATCATATCGCAAAGAGAGTCTCAGATAGGCGAAACCATGATGTCAGGTGGTTTAAAAGATATGGAACATTATAAATATTTGCAAGGAGAACTATCTGCTTTATACTATATGAAAACAGAATTACAGAATTTATTTAAAAAAGATTAAATGGCAAAACTTAAATCCACAAACGACATAGTTGCAGATGCTTACATACAAGAAGAGGCAAGAGTTCTTGACCCTACTTTATTAGAAAAATCAGTATTAGACAGGATGCCACAACCAACAGGTTGGCGTATGTTGGTTTTACCATACACTGGTAAAGCAACCACTAAAGGTGGCATACATTTAGCACAAAGCACTGTAGATCGTGAAGCTCTAGCAACTGTAGTTGCTTATGTAGTTAAGCAAGGACCTGATTGCTACAAAGATACGAAAAGATTTAGTGGAAAACCTTGGTGTGAGGAGAAACAATGGGTTTTAATAGGGCGTTACTCTGGCTCTAGGTTTAAATTGGAGGAAGGTGCAGAGGTTCGCATCATCAATGATGATGAAGTGATAGCCACAATTCTCGACCCTGATGACATAGTGAGTTTATGATGAATGAACAAGAAAATGCACAACAAATTCAGCCAGA